AGATAGAACAATAAGTTTACCAAATGTTTCAGGTACTCTTCCTGTTTTAGCAGCTGTAAGTGCAACACAGATAACTTCAACACCAGAAGAATTAAATTTAGTAGATGGTATCACAGCAGGAACTATTTCTGCTTCACTAGCAGTTATTGTGGACTCTAACAAAGATATCACAGGTTTTAGAAATGTAACTTTGACAGGTGAGTTAGACGCTGCTACAGGAGATTTTTCTGGTGATGTTGATATAGACGGAACATTAGAAGCAGATGCCATTACAGTAAACGGTACAGCACTTGCAGAATTTATTTCTGATACTACTGGTGCTATGTTTAGTAGTAATACAGAAACAGGCATTACAGCAACATATCAAGATGGTGATAATACAATAGATTTAGCAATTGCAGCGGCACAAACAACAATCACATCTTTACTTGCAACTGATATAAAAATTGGTGAAGATGACCAAACTAAAATAGACTTTGAAACTGCTGATACAATTAATTTTTATGCAGGAAATGAAAAACAACTAATACTTACAGATGGCGCTTTAACACCAGGTGCTGATAATATATTAGACCTTGGTAGTAGCGGTGTAGAATTTAAAGACGGATACTTTGATGGTACAGTAACTGCTGATGCTTTTGCTGGACCTTTAACAGGTAATGTAACTGGTAATGCTTCTGGATCAGCATCAACTGTAACAACTGCTGCTCAATCGGCTATCACTTCTTTAGGAACTCTAACAACACTTACTGTTGATAATGTAATTACAAACGGAACAACAATAGGTCACACAGACGATACTGACCTAATGACAATAGCAGATGGTATACTAACGGTTGCTGGGGAAGTACAAATGACAACTTTAGATATTGGTGGAACTAATGTTACATCAACAGCTGCAGAGTTAAATATACTAGATGGCGTTACATCAACAGCAGCAGAATTAAATCTTTCTGACCTTGCAACATTAGGAACTAGTGCGGCCTCAAAAGTATTATCAGCAGACGCTAATAATTTAACAATAATATCTGGTGCTGTATTAAACACAGAGGATGCATTATCAGATGGCGCAAACATTGCTTGGAATGTTATAAATTCTCCAGTTGCAAAAGTTACATTAGCAGGTAATAGAAATTTATCTGCACCTTCTGGTAGCACACCAGCGGCAGGACAATTTGTTTCAATACTTGTAATACAAGACAGTACAGGATCAAGAACATTAACATTTAATGCTGTATATGAATTTAAAGATGATGCAGCCCCAACATTAACAACTACAGCTGCAAAAGGTGATTTATTTACATTTAGATACAATGGTGCCAAGTGGTTAGAAGTAGGTAGAAACACAGCACTAACACTATCGTAGAAGTATAAATAGTAGAACAAGGAAAAAATATGGCCGTACCAAGTACAAAAGCAACATTAAAAGAGTATTGTTTAAGAGCATTAGGTAAACCTGTAATCGACATAAATGTTGATGATGACCAGGTTGACGATAGAATAGATGAAGCAGTACAATATTTTGCTCAATACCATGTTGATGGTGTTGAAAGAATGTATTTAAAATATCAAGTAACTGCTGCTGATGTTACTCGTATGACCGCAGATACATCTGAATCAGTAACATCTGATTCTGTAACTACAACATGGAAACAAGGTAATAATTTTCTTGTAGTACCTTCTACAGTAATTTCTGTTGTCAATGTATTTCCTTTATCTGATAGAGCAAACTTAAATATGTTTGATGTTAGATATCAGTTAAGATTAAACGACCTATACGATTTTTCATCTACAAGTATTGTGCATTATGAAATGACAATGAAACACTTAGATTTTCTTGACCACATATTAGTAGGCGAAAAACCAATGAGATTTAATCATCTATCAAACAAATTGTTTCTTGATATGGATTGGAGTAATGATATTAATGTTGGTGAATTTTTAATTTTTGAAGTTTTTCGTAGATTAGATCCTGCAAGTAATGTAGATATGTTTGATGACCTATATTTAAAAAGATACACAACAGCTTTAATCAAAAGACAATGGGGACAAAATCTTTCAAAGTTTTCGGGTACTGCAATGTTAGGTGGAGTTACTCTTAACGGACCTGAACTATTTTCTACAGCGATTGCAGAACAACAAAAGTTAGAAGAAGAAATTAGAAGTAACTACGAAGAACCTGCCCATATGCAACAAGGATAATAAATGCCAACTAATGTCTATTTTGACACAGGCACAACATCTGAGCAAAGACTATATGAAGATTTAATTATAGAACAGCTTAAGATATACGGCCAAGATGTCTATTATTTACCAAGAAAGTTAGCAAACAAAGATACAATCTTTGGTGAGGATCCTGCAAGCTCTTTTGATGATTCGTATATTATAGAAATGTATGTAGATAATACTGATGGATATATGGGCGAACAAGAAATCATTAAAAAGTTTGGTCTAGAGTTAAGAGATGATATTACATTTACTGTTTCTAAATTAAGATGGGAAACTTTAGTATCTAATAACACAGATTTACAAACATCATTAAGACCTAACGAAGGCGACTTAGTTTATTTTCCTACAACAAATGCATTTTTTGAAATACAGTTTGTAGAACACGAACAACCATTCTATCAACAGAATGCTTTGCCAACTTATAAGTTATCATGTACTAAATGGGAATATAGTTCTGAAAGACTTGATACTGGTATTGCTACAATTGATAGTACAGAAGATTCTTTATCAGTTGATACTATGCAGTTTCAATTTAGTTTAGAAAATGAAACTGGTGCATTTGTATTAGAAAGTACTATCGGTGCAATTGATTACTTTATCAATGAGGACTTTACAATGGCAACACAACAACCAGTGGATCAAGGGCAATCCTTTGAAACAGCTGCAGGAACAAACACATCATCTACAACAGACGACATTTTGGATTTTAGTGAAAGAAATCCATTTGGAGAGGTTGACGAATACTAATGTTTGGGCAACACTTTTATCATAAACAAATTCGCAATACTGTAATTGCCTTTGGTACAATCTTTAATAATATTAATATTAAACGATTAGATTCTAGTGGCAACCCTTTACAGAGTATTAGAGTACCGTTATCGTACTCTCCTAAAGAAAAGTTTATTGCAAGACTAGAACAGAATACAGATTTAACTGGAGATGATTCTTCTGTGGCAATTACTTTGCCTCGTATGGCATTTGATATTACAGGATATTCTTATGATGCTTCAAGAAAATTAAATAAGAATCAGAGAGTAGGCGTTGTTACAGAAAATGCTGATACAACAAAATTAAATACACAATACTCTCCTGTTCCTTACAATGTAAGTTTTGAGTTAAATGTTTTTACTGCTACTTCAGATGATGGTTTGCAAATTATAGAACAAATACTACCTTACTTTCAACCTGATTATACAGTAACTATGATTGAAAGTACTACAATGGATACAACAAGAGATATACCTTTTATATTAGAGAGTGTTAATTATGAAGATAGTTATACAGGCTCACTAACAACATTAAGAAGAATAACATATACTTTAAGTTTCACAGCAAAGATTTATCTGTACGGACCAATTAGTACAAGTGCTGTAATCAAAAAAGTTTCTGCTGATTTATATACTGATACATCTGATAAATCACCTTCAAGAAGTGAAAGGGTTACGGTTACACCTAATCCAACATCAGCTGACAAAGATGATACATATACATATACAACAACCCTTGATTTCTTTAATGATGGATTAAATTATGATGAGGCAACCGGTGATGACAAATAATTATGAGTACAATAGATGATAAACTAAATGAAGTTCTGAATATTACAACCCAGGTTATGCCGATAGAGGTTGTTGAAGAAAAAAAAGAAATCGTAATACCAACAGATAAAGATCCAGATATTGATTTTGAAACTGGTAGAGCAAATCTTTATAAGTTAATCGAAAAAGGCAACGAAGCAATTGACGGTATTCTGAATATAGCAAAAGAAGGTGAACATCCTCGTGCTTATGAGGTTGCAGGACAACTGATTAAGACAGTAAGTGAAGTATCTCAAAATCTTTTAGACTTACAAGAGAAGTTAAAGAAGATTAAAGATGTGCCAAACACAGGACCAAAGAGTGTTACTAATGCATTGTTTGTAGGTTCAACAACCGAATTAACAAAACTATTAAAAA